TACTAACGCTCACACGATGGCGATGCGTTTGTTGTCTATGATTACGGGTAAATCTCAGGATGAGAGTGAGGTGTTGCTGCAGAATCCAGAGCAAATTCGCCCTGAACTGGCTAAAGCAGGACACCTCTTCTGGTCGTTTGAGTCGGCACCATCATTAGATGATTTGGATGAGGAAGTCCAAGCCTTTGAGGAAGTGTGGGGCATACCACCTGAACTCATAGTCTTGGATAACCTATCCGATTTAGCCAGTGATGGTGGAGAGGAATGGTCTGGGCTTAGGTCTGCGATGAAGGAGATAAAGTTCCTTGCTCGTGAGACTAACGCAGCAGTCCTGGTTCTACACCATACTAGCGAAGCATTTGATAAGGGGCCGTGCCCACCACGAGCAGCACTGCAAGGCAAGGTAGCACAACTACCTGCCCTAATCCTAACTGTGAACAGCGATGATAACTATTTATCAGTAGCACCAGTTAAGAATAGATACGGCAAGGCTGACCCATCTGGTTTCTATTACCTACGATTACAGTGGAACCCAGCGCATATGTATGTGAACGACATTAAGGAACCTAATGCTGTGCCAACAATGTAGCCAAGCAGGAGACTTACTAGATGCTGCACTAGCAGCCAAGCGCATTGGCGCAGATAGCACAGGGTTAGTGTTTTGGGCTAAGGCTTATGAGACACACTGCCGAGGCAAGTGTTATTGCCGATGTCAGATGGAAGCGTATGAGTAATCTAGAACCTATCCGTCAGGTGCCTAACGATGGCAAACGTGAGCAGATTGCTGCTGACTTCCTGTCTCGTTACAACCCACAGTGGAAGTTCTATCCTACCCCTAGGTATTACTTCACTGACTTTCATATGACCAAGCAGCACGGCAATGGCCGTGAGAACTACATCGGTGATATGGAAATCAAGTGGCTTAGGATTGATAGCAGCAGACCAGCCATATTCCCGTTCAACAAACTGCAGAATATGCTGATTGCTCCACCATACACAGATGACCCAGAGGTGTTCCATCGTATTTGCTTTAGGTTTACTGATGGCACAATGATTATCCCAGCATCACAACTGGCGTATCAAGTACCACAGTTCCACGTAAGGCAGGATACACAGGAGCGTGACTTGGTTATCTATGTTCACCGCAGTAACTATGAACAGTACTGGAAGGACTTAGTGATTGAGGAATGACAACTCGTAAATCACACAAGCAACGCGGTGCTAACTTTGAATCAGCACTGCGAGACTGGTTCCGTGAAGAAGGTATGAAGGCAGAACGCCTAGCCCGTACTGGCAAAGAAGATGAAGGTGATGTCTATGTGGAGAACCTTAGGAACTGCCCTATCATTATTGAGGCAAAGGCACCTGGGGCTGGTAATCGTATTGACCTTGCTGGTTGGGTTAAAGAGGCTGAGGTGGAAGCCGCCAATTATGCAAAGCATAGAGGGATTGAACACAAAGTCCCAGGAATAGTTGTTATCAAGGCTAGGGGCAAGTCAATAGATGATGCCTATGTCGTTATCCGACTAAAGGACTATCCTTGGTAAGCGTACCGTTACAGCCCATCGCGGAACACTACGGCATAACGGTAAATGTCGGGAGTGGGTGGCGCAAAATGCGCTGCCCATTCCACGATGACAGCCACGCTAGTGCTGCAATTAACTATGATGAGAATTGTTTTGTGTGCCACGCTTGCGGAGCCAAGGGTGACACCATAAAGTTCGTGCAATTAAAAGAAGGAGTACAACGCCGTGAGGCTTACAGCATCGCAGAGGGAATACTTAGAGAGGGCGGTATCAACCTTCCAGAGAAGTATAGATTTGGCAGGAGACTACCTCAACAAGAGGGGCATCGGGCCGAAAGCCGCAAATACATTCCGCCTAGGGGTCGTAGGGGAAGAGTTAGCGGGCTTTGAGCAGTATGTTGGTCGCCTTGCTATCCCTTACATCACCAAGACTGGTGTGATTGATGTAAGATTCAGGGCAATGGGGCCAGAGCAACCCAAGTATCTTGGTGTGCCTGGTGCCAGCACACATCTTTACAACGTGATGGCTGTGCTTGGTGCACAAGACAACATCGCAGTATGTGAGGGTGAGATAGATGCACTAACCCTGCATCACAACGTAGGTATCCCGACAGTTGGTGTGGCTGGTGCCAACAACTGGAAGCGACACTACGGAAAGATTCTTGCTGACTTTGAAACCATCTATGTATTCGCAGATGGTGACCAAGCAGGGCAAGATTTCGCCAAGCGAATGGCTAAAGAATTACAGGGTGTTCGTGTAGTTCAGATGCCAGAGGGCGAAGACGTTAACAGTATGTACACAACACACGGAGCAGATTGGTTGCGGAGCAAGATAAGTAATGAATGACCACGAATATACTGACGAAATAAACATCTGTTCGTGTGGCTACGAATGGAACAACCTTTGGGATATGTTGGAACATAGGCAGGTTAGATTTATGGCTAGTCTTCCCTTGTCTGCCAATGTTGCGATAGATGTATTCAGTGTACTTAAAGAACTATGGGATTCCATAGAAGAAGAGAAGTATGAGGATGCTCAGGGTATCTTAGAGGGAGTCGCTGCTGCTATCTATGAGGCTGCGACTGGCAACTTTGATAAGTCATACAGCGAGATGCTGATTGATTCCTTTACAGAAAACCTAGATGAGAAACTAAAGGAGTTCCTAGATGAGCAGACCGACAACGATAAATGAGTTCTATGAAGTGTCCGAGAAATACTACGGACAACTGCATAGAGTTCTAGTTAAGAAGCAGACTGACTACGGCCCAAGCAACATCGCTAACGCACCAGGCGGTGCGCTTAATGGTTTGCGTGTGCGCATCTATGACAAAGTATCACGCATCAATAACTTAATAGACTCTGGTAAAGAGCCAGAAAACGAATCCTTACACGATTCATTCCTTGACCTAGCCAACTATGCCATCATTGCCTTAATGGTTCTTGATGACAAGTGGCCTAACCCCCGAAAGTGGGAGCACGAATGAAAAGAGTAGTCGTACTCAGTGACATTCAGGCACCGTATCACGATGCCCGATTAGTTACGAATGTACAGAAGTTCGTAAAAGACTATGAACCAGATGAACTCTACTGCGTAGGCGATGAAGCCGATGCACCAGAGCCAAGTCGTTGGACTAGAGGAAGGGCTGGCGAATATGCTGGCACTCTACAAAAAGGACTAGACAAGACAACCGAAATTATGGCTGAGTTCCGAGAAGCACTTGGAGATAAGCCATTCCATATGATGAGAAGTAATCACGGAGATAGAATTGACCACTACATCGCTTCAAACGCACCTGCATTTTCTTCACTCCGCGCTCTTGACTATGAGACACTGCTTGGATACGATAAACTTGACATCAAGTTCCATAAGAAAATATGGCAATTCGCCCCAGGCTGGGCTATGGCTCACGGAGACGAAGGGAGCCTTATCCGAACTGCAGGCGGAACTGCTCTTAGTCTCGCAAAACGCACAGGACTTAGCATTATATGTGGCCACACGCATCGCCTTGGAATCCAACACGAACACACCGCCTACAACGGCAAGTACACCAACCAACTCTTCGGAGTAGAAGTCGGCAATATGATGGACTTGTCGCAGGCTGGCTACCTAAAGTTCGGTGGTGCCAATTGGCAGCAAGGCTTTGTTGTTCTGTACATTCGCAGAGGTAACGTAACACCTGTTCTAGTCCCAGTTAAAGGGCGTTCCTTTACTGTTGAAGGCAAGGTTTATAGTTGGTAACTATGAAGAAGAATCCTTTTACTAATGAAATCGCAGAGGAATATCAGTCGCTTGTAAGTTTGATTGCTAAACAGTTTCACAAAAGATATAGGATGGTTGAGCGTGACGACATAGAACAGAGTATGTGGCTATGGTTTGCTACTCACCCTAATAAGATAAGAGAGTGGGGTAAATTAGATGACCAAAAGCAGGCAACGAAACTCTTTGCTCGTTCGCTACGCAATGCTGCAAATGACTTCTGCCAGAAGGAGAAGGCAGCACAAGAGGGTTATTCATTTGACGATAACTTCTTTTATACTAAGAATCTTGTTGAGAATATCCTACCGTATATGATTAAGTCTGAGTCTGATGAGGACATAGACCTAGAGGCAACCCTAGACCTAGTGATGCAGGACTTAGGGTTGACTCAGGGTGGTGGCTCTGCTGCTGCAGAACACGGCAACTACCTAGCCTTCTTCGCTGACATCAAGTCTGCCTTCTACAAACTACCAGAAGAGAAGCAGAACGTGTTGCGATTAAGATACACCGACGACCTAACCTATACCCAGTTGGCTGACATAATTAACCAGTCATCCAACACTGCTCGTATGAAAACCGAGCGAGCCTTGAACCATCTAATCAGAATACTAGGTGGGTCAAAACCGTACCAAGAGAATGATGTAGTTCAAGTAGAACAGGATGAAGATGCACAGCAAGAATGAAACCCTAGCCGTTGGCTGGTGTGATGGTGGGCAGACCGAAGGTAAGTTTACCGAAGGTCTGTTCTACACAATGATTAAATCTCCAATTAAAATTGCAGATGGCATCCGTGTAACTGGCAACCAAATTGCTAGACAGCGTGAGGCACTTATCAGAAATTGGTACAAAAATAGTGAAACCGATTGGTTGCTATGGCTAGACTCAGACATTGAGTTGACTGCTCCTGTACTAGAACTGCTATGGGAAACCGCAGACAAGGTAAGTAAGCCAGTCGTAACTGGTGTGTACTTCATCTCTAAGGAGAATGAGCAGTCAATGATGATGCCAATGCCTTGCATCTTTACTGAGACTGACAATGAATATGAACTAGCCTATGTCCACCCAATGCCAGACAACGAAATCATTAAGGTTGATTGTGCTGGTATGGGACTAGTGTTGATGCACCGCAGTGCAGTAGAGAAAGTGTTAGAACACGTAGGTGATAAGCCAGTCTTTGGTGAGATTGCTAATGTTGGCGTTAGCGAAGACATCGTATTCTTTAGACACCTAAAGGCTGCTGGTATTCCAGTCTATGCACACACTGGTGCACAGGTTAGACATATGAAACCATTTTCGTTTGACATCAACTACTACCACGCATACTGGACACTACGATTCCTTGAGGAGCAACAGGCTATGGCCTTGGCTCAACAGACAGAGGGACTAATTGTGCCAGAAAAGAAACTGATAGTGCCAGGTGAGTGATGTATCCTAATTGGTTTGAGATAACAGCAATTGAAAACTTTAAGAATAATCTCTTGCCTTTTGCTGACAGAAAGAATCTTAACTTCTTACAGATAGGTGCATACACTGGCGATGCCAGTAAATGGTTACTAGAAAATGTGTTAACTCACGAATCATCACGGCTAACTGACGTAGATACTTGGCTTGGTTCTGATGAAGACGTGCATAATGAAATGGATTGGTCTGATGTTGAAAGAGTTTACGATGAAAAAATTGAGCAGTACAAAGATAAAATCACTAAAGTTAAATCTGACAGTCTTGCGTTCCTTAGGAATGAACATCCTTTTACTTATGATTTTATCTACATTGATGGTGACCATACCGCTCTTGGTGTATTTTCTGATGCCGTTGGTTCATTCCCTCTTTTAAAATCCTACGGAGTTTTAGCCTTTGATGATTACACTTGGCAAAGTGGCAAGTCACCAGAGCACGAACCAAGAAAAGGAATTCATCAGTTCCTTAAACTGGCTGAGGGTTCTTATAATTTAATCACAAACAATAGCCAGATATGGATACAGTGCTTAGATAGGACAAAAATATAATGGCTACATACGAATATCAGTGCGACAAAGATAATAGAGTTCAGGCAATCAGCAGACACTTTGATGAAAGGGATGACTTGGTTGTCTGTAACACTTGCGGAGGAGAGATGAAACGTATATTCTCTGCACCTGCCATTACTTTTAGTGGCCCAGGCTTTTACAAAACAGGGGGGTGAATATGGAAGCAGGTTATTTACACGCAATAGAAAGAGAAGATGGCAAGTGGGATTTGTCATCCTTCTTTCGTGAGCCAATAGAAACTTTTAACTCGGCTCAGGAAATACTAGAGGAGATGCTCAAGCAGAATGTCTCTGTTAAGTTTACTACCTATGTTGCTTTGCAACAGGAAACTGAATATCTCAAGCAATACGCCTAGGCACAAAAAAAAGCCCCTATCCTAGTAGTCGGGTGGTAACTACTAAGATAGGGGCAAAGTGCCTGAGATTGGCTCTCAGACGTTTTTAGAGGCTAGTCTTGGACTTCCTCAAAGGTTGGGGTTGCAAGGGCTTCGTCCCACATTTTATTCTCCGCACGCTGTGCGAACTCTCCCAAGCCGAGTGCTGAT